AGCATTGTCACTAGACAAGTTAAGTGTTGTAAGGTTAGCACCACCTCCACTTATAGCTACACCTACTGTGGTTGTGTCAGCGTTGATGGTAAAGTTAAAGTCATTGTAACTACCACCGGTTGCTGTTGCAATTAGACTGTTGCCAGTACCTAGTAGATCAAACACTAGATCGTTGTTATCACCAGTCATTTGTATGTCAGCAGTGTTATTGGCTGCAACTCCTAGTCCGTCACCATTAACATCAATACTTGCTACAGAGTTTGAACCTGTAATATAGTAAGTTAAATCAATGCCAACACCTGATGCTACTGTTGTGTTTAAATCAATACCTAACAAGTTACTACCACCAATTTGCTGTATGTCAACAGTTTGACTACTACCAGTAAATGTAGCTGCTGTTCCTTCTGTATCACCAACACCGTAGATCTTGTTTCCACCACCGTCTTGTTTTAGATCGATGGTAGATGAACTACCAATTTGATCAATATAGATGCTATTGTCTGCACTAAAAGCTAATGATATAGTAAATAATGAATATAAAAAGATTATATGTTTCATTTTTACTCCTATTGTGTGGCGAAATCCCAAATATCTTTGCGTTCGCCTTCTTTTATTAATTCAACTACAGCTGCTTCAACTGTAGTTTTTACTGCTAATGTAGCTGGTTCATTTAATGTTATACCAGACTCAAATTCAAATATTTGTGTTGCATTATCATAAAATTTTAATATAGCCATACTATCAGCGGTAGAGTAAATTGTTTTTTGTACATTTACCGCAGCTAATACTGCTCCTGTATTAACACTTATTGCTCTTAAACTTACTGTAATAATATCTTCACTAAACTGTGTTTGAGGTCCAATACCTAAAACTCTCATTCCTACACCACCACTTCGTGTAGATGAATCATATCCTGTTATACCACCTTCAATAATCATACCAGCAAATTTCATTGGCATAAGTTTCTTAGCATTAGGTCCATCATATGCTTCACGCATTTGTCGTATAATCTGTCTTTCTTGCGTTAAACTTGCAAGACCAACCCGTTCTACGACATCAAACCATTTACTGTTACCAACATCTTTTAATGCTTTAATTAAGAAACTTTCTGCTCCTTGTGTAACAGCAGTACTAAAACTTGCCTGAGTATCACTAGGTCTTCTTTGACCTGTTTTATCAGTAAAACTATATACAGCAACAGTTACTTTACCGAGTGCTGGCTGGTTTATTGTATCAAATTCTTTAGCAGTCGACTTTTCAACAAGTACAGGTGGTTCGTATTTACCATTAATAGTCTGTGTAGTAGCACATCCGTTTAATAATATAAAGGATATTAATAAAATTAATGTTTTCATTAAAATGTAAAGTCACCTAATGGTATAGTCAATGATGTTGTAGTTCCTGCCATATCAGTTACACCTAACACTATATCACCTGAACTTTTATCCCAAGTAATAATGTTACCTTCAAAGTTTAATGTTCCAGATGTTGGGCTAGTGCCATCATCATTAAACATTGCTGTAGCTACGTCTTGTGAAATCTGTGCGTAGATACGTGATTCCAAATTGCTCATGAATTTTTTAACGTTTGTACTTTCTGCTTCACGTTCTGCTTCTTTTAATGCAGATTCTATCTTATCAGATATAGCTTTTTTACGAGAGTGTTCTTGATTTTCAATTGTTAAGACGTGTGCGGAATAGCCATTCCCATTAAACGCTGGACTTTTAAAATTAAAGTCACGTAATGGTTGTGCTAATGCAATACTACTAAATACAAAACTAAGAATCAGTATCTTTTTTGCGAACATTTTTTTCCTCTTTCTCTCTTAAAGACAAAATAACATTCACTTTCTGATTTAATCTAATCAAATCATTATCTAACATTCTAATGCGATCTATAAGTTCTATCAATACTTTATTTGATTCACTTAATACTGGGTCTATTTCATTAGTAACCCATTTCCATATATAAAATACAAAATATCCTAGTCCACCAGCAGCAAGTATAGGAAATCCATATTGATTAACTATATCAGTTATATTATCCATGATAGTATAAGTCCAACTACAACTCCAATAACAAAGGATATAAACATATCTTTATCATACCATATTGGCATATAAGGTAATTTTTTCATAGTTTTACTTTACCTTCTTTGATTAATCGGTTTCTGTTTAATAGATGTTTTTCTTCAACATCATCTTTACTTCCACCAAAGTATGCAACAGCGTAACCTTCATTAATCATAATGTCAGTAACCATTTCTGTTCCATCATTAGTAGTAAAGTCACCTAATATTCTGCCAAATTTACCTTTAGCATCATACTTGGCGCATTTAAGAATAGACTTCTTACCTAATAATTGTTTGAGTTTTTCTTTTGCCGCTAGACCAAATACTTTTTCTACTTTGTCTCTTGTGCGTGATTCTGGCGTATCAATGCCGACGATGCGAACTCTCTCATTCGCTAATACAACTCCAAATCCTAAATCAATATCAACGTCAACGGTATCGCCGTCGACTACTCTTTTAATAGTAACGTAATATGTAAACATGGTCTAGTCCCTTCTAGCATCTGTCTGTTCAGCACGTGCAATTCTATCTAAATCTGGAGGTATACCTAATGCGTGGCTTACTTTTGTATCAATGCGGATAACATCATGGTTCATTGTAGACACTCTTTTATCGAGTGCTTTAATGATTCCTGACATACCTTTAACTGATCCAGTTACTCCCTCTAAGATAAACCGAACTGTTAAGAATACAAAATAACCTGCTGCACATGCTCCGGATATAGGAAAACCAACGTCGCCTATAAATTGGAAAATCTCTCTCATACAACTATTTATATGGAAACTTACTTCAAATTGCGGACTTTGGATTCTCTTTTGATTCTCTCGATTTCTAAATCTGTTTCATATCTACCAAGATTTTTACCAACTGGGTCATTTTTGGGCTCAATTGGGTCAACCACAGGTTCACTTTTCGGGTCTGGATCTAACCATTTCCTTTTAGTTTTTTGTGGTACTCTTATTTTAGCATTACTTTTAATGCTACCCAAATCTTTTTTCTCAGGAATTATTAAAGATTCGGGCTGTTGCTTTTTTACAATAGGTTCTTTTCTTATTGGTGCATTAATCGGTGCTCGAGGTGGACTTGGATGTGATTGTTTCCATGACCAGTTAGCAGCAATAAGCATTAATACAGCTAAAGGATCAAATACAATAACAATCATTATAATCATTCCTCTTACAGCTTTTTCTAAAAGGTTCTTATCAGGATTATTACCATATATTAATGCTGCAATATATTTAATAGGTCCAACCTCAGCTTCAAGTTCACGTAAGTTTTTAGATATAGGTGCTTTTGATTGTTGTAGTTCAATAATCTTATCTTGTGACTTTTTAATATCAGCAGTAAACCTAGCCCGATCTCTTCCTTGTGATCGTCGTATTTTTAATGCTCTTTCAGCAACATCTTCAACATAAGTATTATTTTGTTTATCCTTTAGTGTTCTACCTTCTGATTCCATTTTACGATTAACAACATCATCCATTTGCTTGATAAGAGACTTATTATTCTTAATAGTTTCTCTTTCAATATTGATTTGTTCATCGATGAATACAATCTTTTCAGCAATATCACCAGTTGGTATAGCTTGATCTAAATGAGCTTTAGATAAGAAACCAAATATACCCATTGAAGTAATAACCATGAGTATAATAACGGCAAAAGTTAAATAAGTTTTGAGTAAGAATGGAGCAGGTTTCCAGTTTCTATATAACCAAGATGCTACTACTAATTTAGAAACTTCTAATACACTACCCATAACAAGAATAGGAACTACAGCTGCAGCAAAGATAGCAGCTAATCCCATTAAAGAATAAAACGCAGCAATAACCGATAAGGTTAATGCGGATATAAACATTAGAATTGTCATAATGTTTCCTTGTATTGTTGTATAGTAGATTCACAATAATCAAATAAATCATTAAATTGACTATCGTATTTTCCACTTAAAACATCATCTGGTATCATACTAGTTGATAAACCAAATGGTTTAATTAATCCTTCATTTTTCCATGAATTGCCTTTAGTCACGATAAATTTACACCGTGCTTTTATAGAAGCATACATTTCATGGTGTCTACCTGTTATAAGTAGATCACTATTACGCAATCGATTAACAATCTCATCCCACTCTTGTTCAAATATGTTTATCCGCGGATAATCATTATGTTTATGAGAATTGTTACTATTAAAATATTGTCCTCGATATATAGTTATGTGTGGGTATTTTTGTTCTTCAACGGAATGCATTAAGCATCGATCGGGGACTATTTCTGAATCAATATTATTTATATGTAAGGCAGATTGTGAAAGTGGTTCTCTAACAGTAATTCTACTACATCCAGCTAATGCTTTATGATTTGGCATATCTTGCCAAACAGTATTTAATAACTCAGTTTCACATCCAAATTGTTGTGCTCGATATAAAGCATCTAAGAATGTTAAACCTATAGAAGATGAATGATGCATTGTACCTTCACCATTCAATATAACCTTGTCATACTTCTTATAGTTTACACTATCAGCTGACGCGTATTCATTTGTTTTTATACTACCATCAAATACAAACGATTCTACTACCTTTTTGCATCCAAAGTGATAGTCTGATGTATCATTAAGTAAAAGTGTGGAATATGAATTTGGTGTCTTTGTATTCATCTGTCATTTTCTCCCAGGCTTTTCTCCATCTTTCTGCACATTGTTTCATTACAATAGCTTTCATTTTTGATGGATGTTTTACTAATTCATCTGTATAAGAATGAGTATTATCTTTTACTAATGAATCACATCCCCATATATGTAGTTCTTTTGGATTATATTTTCTTATTGCCCAATGAGCAGCATAATGTCCTGATGATAATTCAAGTGGTGATACATCAGGAAACCTTACCTGTATATCAAATATTTCTAATATAGGATTCTTTAATATATAATTTTTTACGTGTTGATTTACTACAACTGGAATATCAATCTTGGCTCGACCTTCACTAATCTTTTCACAGATATTAATATCTGACAATAATGTTACATTAGCTTCTTTCACTCTAGTTACATTTGTTCCTACAACATAATCATCTGCATCAATCTTTTTAAAATTAATCCAACTTGGACCATTGCCAACAACGTGTATTCTATTCATCGGTATTCTTTAAATGAGCGGAATGAATTTTAGCTCCGACAAACTCATTGTAATATTCGTCTTTAAGAAGTACATGATTAACCATTTGATAATATAGTTCCCAATAAGAACAATCACCTTTACGTTCACATAATTTTAAAATTTCACGTTTGTAATTATCTTTACCGTTTTGTTCAACCAAAAGTTTTACTTCTTTACTTGAACCATAATAGTCACGCCAATCAGACTCAACTCGAGTTTTGATTTTTCTTTTTCGTTTTGAATTTTTAGGTAAAGTTTTAGGTTTCCAAAAGAATTTTTTACCGATATACATTTTACCAGTACTTAATTCTGTTATGAGATAAACAAATCCTTGATAGTTTTCAGGAGTATTATCATACGATACTCCTTTGTATTCCCAGATCATTATTCTTCTAAATCGTCTTCATCAAATATATCACTACCACATACTGGACAGTAGACAATATCTTCTACTGTGATATCATTAGTTTTTACTGAGATATTACCAATCGATTCACAGTTATCGCATTCAAAATATTTTTTAGCCATTATTGTGCTCCTGCCTGTCCCCAAACATCTTCCCAAGATCCTTTCATCGCACCTTTAGCATAATCTGTAACTCTATTTTCAAAGAAATTTCCATGAACTGGAGCATTAATCATTTCTTCAACCCACGATAGAGGATTCTTTTTCACTTTAAATATACCTTTCATACCTAAAGCAATTAATCTTCTATCAGCAATATATCGTATATATTTCTTAACGTCAACTGAAGTAAGATCTCTCATATCACCTTCTGCAAATGCTAAGTCAATAAACTTATCTTCTAATTCTACCATCTTTTCAGCAATAGCATAGATCTTTTCTTTAAGAACATCATTCCAAATCTCTTTGTTTTCTTCGATATAGGTTCTAAATAATTTAATCATTGATTCAGCATGCATAGTTTCATCAACAATAGACCAAGTAACTATTTGACCCATACCTTTCATTAAACCATGACGAGGAAAATTAAGCAACATAATAAAAGAACTAAACAACTGCATACCTTCGGTAAAAGCTGAGAATACTGCAATATGTGCTGCTGTCGCTGATTTAGAACCATTTTTTGAACTGAGTTCGGTAACATAGTCGTGTTTATCCTTCATTTCTTGGTATTCTAGGAATTCATTATATGTTGACTCAGGCATACCTAAAGTCTCAATCAAATGTGAATAGGCAGCAATATGTAATGCTTCTCTTGCAGCAAATCCCATTAACATCATTCTTATTTCAGGCTGTGGGAAATATGGTAAATAGTTCTTAACATATCCACCAGCAACATCAATATCACCTTGAGTAAAGAATCTAAAGATATTAGTAAGAAACTGTTGTTCAGATTTAGTTAGTTTCTTTTTCCAGTCTTTCACATCTTCAGCCATAGGAACTTCTGAGTGTAACCAATGTGCTTGTTCGTGTTTCAACCAGGCATCATATGCCCATGGATAGTTAAATGGTTTGTAGAATGTTCTTTCGTCGGTCAGGGTTAATTTATTAGCCATTTGCTACCTTTGTAATTAAATTTATGAATTATTTTGAAATACTATTTATTAAATTAGAAATTCTAGCCTTCGCAGGCAAGACATTCTTCGCCAGATACAATAGCACTAAAATCAATCTCTTTCATAATATCACGTTCAATGCGTTTAGAGACTTTATCTGCTTTTGCTATCTTATCTGATCTACAATAATACATAGTTTTAAGTTTTTGTTTCCATGCCATAAAGTGCACTGCATGAATATAACGAATGTCACTGTCAGGTCTAAAGAATACATTAACACTTTGTGCTTGATCGATATACTCTTGTCTATCAGCAGCGTGTTGTATTAACCATCGTTGATCAATTTCCATTGATGTTTTAAATACATCCTTTTCCCAGTCAGATAGTATATCTAAATGTTGTACACTACCATCATTAGCAATAATAGATGACCATATTTCATCATACTTATCTGGATCTGATGTCTTAGTCATAATAAGCTTATTAAGATACTGATTCTTATGTAAATGAGAACCTGATAATGTATCTTGTCGATATGCATTAGCTCTGAATGGTTCTATCGAAGGTGATGTATTACCCATAATAATAGAGCTGGATGCATTAGGAGCAATTGCCATAAGATGTGAAAATCTTAATCCTGCATCAACCGCGTCAGGAGCTGGTCCCCTTTCTTCACCAAGTTTTTTATTGGCAGTGTCCAATCGGCGTCGAACAGTTTGAAAAATTTCTTTGTTAAGTCCTGTTGCCATGGCTGATTCCCACGGAATATTTTTTCGTTGCAGTAAAGCATGCCAGCCAAGAGCACCAATACCAATGCTCCGCTCCATAGAAGCAGAGTAAATAGCACGAGAAATGGTATCTGGAGCATTATCAATAAAATACTGTAACACGTTATCCAACATTTCCGCAACATCTTTAAGAAATTTTTGATTTCCTTTCCATTCATCATAGTACTCCAAATTTAAACTTGATAGACAGCATACCGCAGTACGCTTTTCATTAGTAGGTAATATAATTTCAGAACAAAGATTTGATTGATTAATCTTTAATCCTTGATCTTTTAACCATTTAGGCATTTTACGATTTGATTCATCAATAAAATGTAAGTATGGTTCACCTGTTGTTAATCGTAATTCTAATATCTTTTGCCACAATTCTTTTGCAGAAACTTTGTCTACAACTTCACCTGAATGAGGATCTTTCAGTTCCCATGTATCATCTGCATCTGAATCAATCATACTTCGCTCAATGATTTCCATAAATGCATCAGGAATATTAATACCATGATGTAAATTTAAACATCTCATGTTCTGATCACCAGTAGGCTTTCTCATTTCAAGGAACATAAGAATATCAGGATGAGATATATTTAAATATGCTGCGTAAGAACCTCGTCTTGTACGTCCTTGTCTAAATGCTAATGATGATGCATCATACATTTTAAGATGAGGCATAGCACCAGTTGATTTATCACCAGCAGCACGAATACCAAACCCAATACCAACGCCTCCACCTAACATAGATAGCCAGTTAGTTTCAGATAGATTTTCTACTAAACCTTCAGCGGTATCATCAATGAAATTTAAAAAACATGAGATAGGTAAACCTCTTTTAGATCTACCAAATGATAAGATTGGCGTAGAGTAACTTAACCAATGCTTACTTGAATAATCATATAATCTTTGTGCGTGTTCAGGATTACTTCCAAACTTACTTGATACATATGCAAATCTTTCTTGAGGACTCTTCTCCTCTTCTGGCATATACGATTCTCTTAATCTAATTAAACCCAATTCATCAAACAACGAATCCCGAGAATAATCAACAGTTATACCATGAACAACATCCATTACACATACATCCTTTTTAAAATATTATATTGGTTTCTTATTTATAGTCATTATACACTGTATTACAATTTAAGTACATTTTTTTATAAAAAAGATTCTAGCGGACTTAATTCAGGTGGGATCCCTTGACGCTGTTCCCATCCGGATATCCATCCAGAATTATTTTGTATTACTGATGTTATATGATCAAATGTTCCATTACCTCTAGGAACATAGTTTTGTCCGAACCGAACAAAATCACACATAACATCTTCTAAATCTTTTGCTTTACCACCTGTTTTTTCTACAAGCAATTCCATAAATGGATCTGCTTTCCAGCCAGATGATAATTTTTTCATACAACGAATTGCATTGTTACCTAAATATGTATGACTATTTACATCCATGTATTCTGGAAAGTAATCAGAACAATCCATACTAAAGGCTGCATATGCAAAATTAAATTTACGATGGCCAACCTCTTGATTATATCCATTTAAGAAATCAACTATTTCTTTATGTCCAAGATCTGTACGTCCTACTAATATCTCAGTAAATCGATCTATAAGTTGTGGAAGTTCTTTAACCATAAAATCAACATTACTTACACCTTTTTTAGGGGCGGGTGGTTGATTGCCTATAGAAGTAAACAATGGTTTGCCAGAAGCTTTTGTTTGAATCAAATCTTCTGACATATCTTGGATATCTCTATGTTTTCCCCAATACTGTATAATGTTATTACGATAGCCATGATCATTTTCAAATGAAGCGCCAGAGCCTGTAATACGATGGCACATAAAAGTATATAACCAAGTCTTAACATCCCAGTTAATATTATCATTAGATTGAGATATAGCCCTGCGATCTTCATTCTGCCATCTCCATTTGGGAGTCTTACTTCCAAATCTAAGATCTTGTAATACATTTGAA